ACCATCGTGGTCTAGAATCGGTGCCCACTTCTCCTGTAGATGTTCAGCGTTGAACATTTGCATTTGAATTTTCCTTTATGCGAAATTTTATACGAGTTTGATTTTATAATTTAAAAATCACTTTTTGGCAACTCTACCTAGAGTCTGAAGATAAGCATCCATTCTTGTAGAATACTGCTTAGCTGGTTCTTCAACCCCTTCAGAAATTAGGGTATCAGAGTCGTCTTTCTTTGGAGCACTAGTGTTTGATGGGAAATAAGATTCCCTCAAGTTAACTAGTTTCTCGCGATAGGTATCTTCACTATCAAACTCAACATTTTCTGCAAGTTTAGCGAGCTTATCTTTCTGTGAAAGTGCTAATCCTTCTGTTACTTCTGCAAAAATTACATCGGCAACTGATTCTGCTAATCTTCTATTAAGAGCAACGTTCTTATCGATCTGCTCATTGAGTTTTGACTCCATTTCATCAAGTTTATCTACCATACTCTCTAGGACATCATATTTGTCTTCAGGGATTGTTACATAATGTTCTTCAAAAAGTTTCTTCATTCCATCTAAGAATGAATCAGTCATTTCAGCCTTTAGTCCTTCTTCGACTGAGAGTTGATTTTCTTTAACCCATTCGTCTGCAACATACTCAAGGTATGAATCGACTCTTGTTGTTAAATCTTTTTTCACCGCTTCTACTTCTTCTACAAGCACTTCTTCATAAGCTTTTTGTAGTTCTTCTTTAACGGTAGCAACCTTAGATTTGATTGCAGTCTCGAAGATTGTTCTTGCTTTTTCTTGGAATTCTTCGGAAAGTTCCTCTCCTGCGATGAGTGCGTTAATATCTTCATCGATATTAATTTCCTCTTCTGCTTCTTCCTCTTCAGCAATTACTTCCTCTTCAGAGGTTTCTTCTGCTTCAGCAACAACTTCTTCTGTAGAAGATTCTTCTTCAGCAACAACTTCATCAGTTTTTGCTTCGTCTTCAGCAACTACGTCGCCTTCAACTTCTTCCTCTTCTTTCATGCCTTTACCAGCTTCTGCGGGTTTAGCACCCTTGTTTACAACATCCTTAACTTGCTTAAGTGTTGCACCAGGTGTTTTTAGTTTTGCTGAATCGTCATCAGGTTTATAGTTTTCGGGAGTAGGACCGCCTAGATCTTCTACTTCTCCTCCTGCCATTTTTTGCATTGGTTCCGCAGGTTTAGCACCTTTGGTCACCACGTTCTCTTCGATTTTTTCCATTTTGTCTAATTTGCTACCTAAGTAAATTGGTGATAATCTGTATTTATTTATAGAACTTAAAGATTTGATAGGAATTCATTGAATAAATTCAATTTATGTTCCTCAAGTACCTTTTGATCTACAAGTGTATTAATATGTTTTTTTGTTTGAGATGCGAGTTGTTCACGGAGGATTCCTCCTTCCCAAACCCACTCTTTTCCCTCCATAATTCCTGATACAAAAGCATCAGGTGCTGATGGATCAGCAACAATATCTGCAGCAGTTGCTAACATAAAATCTTCGCCAACAACTTTACATCCATTACGATCTTCTCTTAATGAACCAACACCACGAGATGATACACCTAAAGTTATACCTTCATCTAGTAAAGATTTTGCAATCTTACCCATAGGTGTATCTAAAAGTTGTGCCTTACCAACAAAATTATTTCCTTCTTGACGAAGAGAAGTAATTTTATGAGAAACCCTATCGAGGTTTACTGTAGGACCATCGGGATGTCCAAGTTCTCCAAGAGCACGACCTTTACCAACGAATGCTTCATTATATCTGTTAACTTCTTTTGCAAGAGTTTGAACAGGATACATTCTTCCATTACGATTTTTTAGGTCTCCTTGAAGGAAAACACCTTCAATATACATTTTCTTTTTACTACCTTTTCCTTCGGTAATAAATTTAACGTTTGAGATTTCTTCTGTTATTAGTTTCATAGTCCTAATTTGTAAATCCTACTTTAGCACCTAACACATCAGTTCCTGCATTTACAAAAACTACATCTGATGGATTCTTTTCCAATAATTCTGTTGTGTCTGCTAATATTGTGAAAGTTCCTATAGTAGCGGAACCACCGTTATTTTCAGCAACAGTAACTACTCTGTCGTTGGCAGATGGATTTGCTAAACGAACAACAGTTGCTTCACTAAAACTAGTAGCAGCACCAACTGTATTCGGTACAGTTATTTGTGTCCCTTTTACGAGAATTCTTGTCATTCTTTTAGTTCCTCAGTTTTTCTTGTATAGAATATAGAATACTATCTTGTATTTATTAAATTAAGTATCTTTATTCAGTTTTCTCTTCTTCTTCTGGTGTATCAGTAACTTCAGTTTCTGTTTCTGCTTCGACTTCTGTTTCTGCTTCTGATTCAACTTCCCCAAACATACTGTTTGCGACACGAGGTTTTAGAGCGTCTATTTTTTCTGCTGCTTTGGCAAAAATAGCATCTTTCAAAGCATCGGAAACTTCAGATGCAGAAGCATCTGTTGCTATAGCATTAATAATATCTTCCATGATTTAATGTTATGTTTACTTTTATTTATACTAAATCTTTCCACCTTTTGGTTCAGGCAATACTGCACCATCTCCATCTTCGGGATCTACCATAGGTGCTTCTCCATTAGTAGGAACTTGACCAAGATCTCCTCCACCTTCTTGAGGTAATGGTTCTCCAGTTATTGGATCAACTGCACTTGGATCTGGTAAAATACCTTTTTGTATTTCATCTTCTATTTGCTCATCAATATCAATGATTTCAGCATCAGTTTGACGTAATACTTTCTTACGTACATATTCAGTAGAATAATACTTACCAATATATGGTTCGATAGTTGCTAATATACCTAATCTTCCTTCTAATAATTCAGATTCTTTAAGTTCAGCAAATTGATTATCATATAGGTAATCGTATTGTATATGATCGCTAATTGATTCCCAATCTTCTGGAGCAATAATATTTTTAAGAATTAATTGTGTTTTTAGAAGATCGTTGAATAAATTTGAAAATCTCTTTCTTAAACGTCCTACAAATTTTGCAAATTGTAATTCATCTCTTAAAATTTCTGAAGATCTACCAAGATTAAAACCATCTCCACCACCAGGCATTCTTGTCTCAGGAACACTTAGTGCACGATATAATTTTTTCTGGAAATATTCTATGTCAGAAAGTTCTCCAAGATTTTGTCCACCAGGTAAAGTTGTAATTTCAGTTCCTCTACCACCTTCTCTTCTAGGTAGCCAGAAGTCTTCCATCATACTCATGAATTTTTTATCATCACGAACTTCTCCAGTATTTGCATCATAGACCATTTTATTTCTATAACGCATCATAACATCTTTAAGATATTGTTCTGCTTTTACTTTTGGAAGATTACCAACATCAATATAAAATATTCTTCTTTCTGGTGCTCTTGATATTCTATAAATTACAAGACTATCCTCAATCATTCTTAACTGATTAAGTGCTTTGATTCCTTTATGTAAGTAGGATAAAACAGTATTTCTATTTCTATCAACTAATCCAGATGTACAGAATGCAATTGAATCTTTTGCAATTTTGATAGATGCTTTTGAAGCACCAAAGTTACCAGGTCCACGATTAGCACCTGAGTTTGGAGTGTATATAAAGTGCTCTTCTATTTCTGGATAATCTATAGGTGCTCTATTACCTGGAGGTATAGTTCCTCTAAAACCACCTTTATCATCCCCTCTTTTCTTTTCTTTTCTAATATGTTTTATCTTTAAAGGATCAATGTATCTTAAATCTTGAATTCCTTTATCTGGATTATCAACATCAATTACTTTTAGATAGAATAATCTACCATCAACATACCAGTTTTTAAATATCTCATGAGATTTCTTGTCAAAATCAAGAATTTCTTTTATTGTTTTAAATTCTTCTCTTATTGCTTTCTTTAACTTATCACTTGCATTTAAGTTTGATAATTCAACTTCTATAGGAGAATCATAAAGATCACTAACAATTGCTTCATTAACAATATCTTCGATTGCTTTATCGGCTTCTGGATGTAACGACATCTCACGATATCGTCTAATTAGATCGTATTCAGTCTTATAGACACCTTCGATGTCTACGTACTGTCCATAAAATCCTGATTGTAGATAGAAATCAGCCCCGTCCTCATTATTTTGAGGAACGGGGGATACTATACCTTTCGGTTTCTTTTCATTATCTTCAATCGAAAAACCAAAGAGTTTCGCCATTATTAAATTCTCTTAAAATATTCCTATGTTTATTTAGTTGATGTTTTCACCACCTGCTGCGGAACCAACACCCTTGGCAGCTTCCCACCAGTGAACTTGGAACTCTGCAGTAAACTCTTGAATACCTTCCGTATCATATGATAGGTTGATAGGAGCGACTTGAGTTGGGAAAATATCGTAAAAACGATAAGATCTGAGTGTTTCTCCAGAACGATCTAGTTGGAAAACAGTTGCGTCTGCTTGATAAGATGCAGGATCTGTTGAACCTGTATTATCAGAGACTCTGTTTATCGCGTTCATCCATGCTTCCATAGCGGAACGGATAGCAAAATCTGTATCGTTAATAACTGTAATTGTCCAACTATCAAAAGTTCTATCTCCTGCTACGTGGAGAATCCTACCTCTGAAAGGAACTGTTATGTCAGATATGTTTGAAGCAGGTAAATTTGCTGCTTTAACTAAGAATCTTGCTTTATCAAGAACTTCTGAACTTGCGGGAGCAATACTAGGGAAGTTGAGTACAACTTCAAATAGATTACTTCTTGCACCACCACCAATTAACTTACTTTTAAAATCAGTAATCTTTCTTAGTGGGGGTGGATTAATTTGTTGTCTAGTGGGCATTTTTTAAACCTCTAATTAAACGTTACCGATTACTTCTTCAAATGAAACACCTGTTCTAGTTGCAACAAATGTTAGACCAATGAAGTTAATTGATCTTGCGGGTTTGATAAAGATGTCAGCGACGAACTCATTTGCATCAATAACTGCTGCAGTGTTGTTTGTTTGATCGCAAACAACAACATAATCTGTGATTCCACGCTTTGCCTGAACATCGCGTAAGAATGGTTCAACTATATTTACAAAGTTTGTCCTTGTAATTTCATCGTTAAACTCAAATAGTTGATCTTTGGCAGCAGCTGAGATCGCATCTTCTAGGAAGAGGAATAGACGACGAACGTTAATTCTGTCGAATGCTGATGCTCTAGCAAGACCTGTCTTGTCACCGAATAGAATAATTCCATCTCCTGGTGAGAAGATTACTGGGTTAATTCTATTAGTGTATAGGACATCTCTTTGAGCTTTTGTAGGATTATACGCTAGTTTGATAGCATTAAGGATTGAACCTCTTGCTGTTCCCGCAGGTGAGAACCAAGGGAAGTTGTTAATATCGTTTCTAGCACATATACCTGCAATGTCTCCGTTTAGAGGCACATACCTAAATGTGTTTGCAAACCTATCATACATGTATTTGTATCCACTGTCAAATACAGCGTAACTTGATGAAGGTAATGGTGCAAAGAATGATACTACATTGTCTGTAATTGCATCAGCAGAGTTTATAGTATTAGTTTTATTATCAGCTGATTCTGATAAAAATGCACCCCTATATGGTGATATGAACGCAATTGAATCTTTTCTTATTTCAGCAACTGAGATAAGTTTAGATGCTAATGCTTGTGCTTCTTCCTTTCCGTAACTTGCAGATCCTTGAATTAAGAAATCAACGTCATACTCTTCAGTATTTCCAAGGATATCGTATCCTCCATTGATATCTGCCTTAGTTGAATCTAAAGCACCTGCGGTTCCGATACCTGATGAATAATCATAGTTGAAACCGTTTGTAAGAGTAAGTGTCTGATTTCCAGATGCTGAGAAAATTATACCTTCTGCAGGTTGATCCCAAGCATCATCTCCTTGTAATGTAAATCCAGAACTAAATCCAGTGGTTGTTATACCTGCAGGTGCACCACCTCCAAAGATCAACTCTGAATTATTGTAAAGATATTTTCTCCAGTATGATGGACTTCCTGCTGAGAATACTGCATCTTTTGCCTTAGAAAGACTTAAGTGCTTCTCAAGAACCGTACCAACAGTTCCTGTTATAGCTCCGTTTCCATCAAAAACAATAACATGAACTTCGTCATTCTTAGACTTTCTGGATTCTGCAAATGCTGAAGTTCCTGGTCTTCCTGCCAGTGCGTTCCATTTATATGTTACTGTTGAAATACCTGATGAACTGATTTGAACTGTCTGTGTATCGAACCAATCAACTGAGTTACTGTAAACTCTTGAATCAAAAGCAGATGTTTCACCTACTGAATGGATACCAACTGTTCCTGCACCAGTATCAAACTGGAATGTTCCTCCTGCAGAGTAGTCTACATCAACTTCATCTCCATTTGGATCAATGTATGAGTTAACTTTAACTTTAACGGTACTTGTTCCTGCACCAACTTCAGTAACTATTCCTTTTAGATAGTATCCAACTAAGGATGAAGTGGTTCCTGAACCAATTAATACTTTACCATCAAGACTCTGTGTTATACCCATTCCAACTGATACACCTGTAGGATCTAGACCATTTATTGTTTGGTCAGCGAGCGAGTCGATGATTGCTACTTGAATACCGTTGCCCCAAGAACCTGGGTTTCTGGCAACTACTGTAACATTTCCGATTGTGTTCTCGTCGTAAGTCTTTGTTACGTAATCGTCAGTGCTATTGACTGTTATACTACTTGCAGCTCCTGCAAATGCATTTGTTAAACTATCTCCCGATGCTCTTACTACTTGTAAACTACCACCATATGCTAAGTATGATGATGCAGTTAACCAATGTTCGTAATGCTTGTCGATGGCAGCAGGTTCCCCAAAAATATCTACTAGTTGCTGTTCTGTACTTACCAGTGTTGGTAAATTAACAGGACCTTTTGGGAAAGGTGCTACAATTGCTCCAATCTTATCCGTTGTTGGATCAATTCGACCATTAGTAAGATCAACCTCTCTTACCAATATGCCTGGAGATGCTAAATTTAGTGGCATCTTATGTTCTCCGAATCCAGAATTATACTGAAATTATTTATTGAAAAGCATATTTTCAACGGGGAAACCGTGCATGAACTACCAGTCTGGGTATTCCCAATTAATACTTACTTTCTTCTTCTTCGTTCTTTTTACTCTTTCTTTTGTACAATCCTTACATTCGTAAGAGTATGATGATAAGGTAGTTCTATTCTTTCTAGTTACATAAAATTCTTGTACAAGATCTTTTGTTTTTCCACATACACGACATTTTCTTTCAGTGAATAATAGATGATCTAAACTAATTTCACTGTCAAAGTCCATTATTCTACTTGAATTACTTCATAAACCTCTGGAAATATCATCTGAATATGTCTCTCTATACCCATTTTCATAGTCTGATCGCTCATAGGACAAGAAGAACAAGCACCATGTAATCTTACTTTTACTATAGGACCATTATTTGTATAGTCTATTTCAACAAATTCTAGATAACCACCATCTGATTCTATATATGGTCTTAACTCATCTAAAGCAAGATTAACGTTTGTCGGTGTTAGTTCTTCTTTTTCCATTACAATCCTCTGCAAATTTTATCCCCTTGAGAGATAGAAGCACTATTTTTGTTTCAGTCATTTTCTTACTATAGAAAACAACTGGTTCATTTAGTCCTGCGTCTCCGCTCATAAATCCTCCGTCGTAAATTACCTTTATATCTACTTTCTTTCTTTCAATATATCATATAACCTTAATATTTACAAGTTTTATATTTTCTTTAGAATCTAATTTGTTACAAATCTAAGTTCTGAAAAGCATTATCTGGTATTTTAACCATCTTTCAAAATTTACCATTCTAATCCAAATCCAATCCCAAACCATCGTATAATATTGATTTATGTATAACCCAGCTAAATCAATCTGCTTGAATATTGGTGTAACTCTATAATCAAATTCTGCTTGTGGTCCAGTCTCATATTTTATTTCCTCATCACAAAACTCTTGACTTACTGCACCTTCTTTTACTAACTTTGCACACAATTCTCTTTTATCAAACATTTCATACTGTCTTTCTCTCCATCCAGTATAAACACCAGAAACATTACTGAATACAATTAAAGGCACTGCAAATGCGACTGTAAAATTAACATATGCTTTCTTTAATTTCTTAAACATTACATATAATCCCACATAAATGAGTTATCTCCATACTCATCTACATTCCATTCTTTGGTTTGTATGGGATTTTCTTTAGTCCAAACATCTCCACCATCCACAATTGGTGCCATATCATCGAAACCATCAGATACAAATCCAAAAGGTGCCATATCTTGTTCTATTTGATTCTTTTGCTCCTCATATATCCTTTTTCTTACATCATTATCAGTCATTTCTTTAAAGTAGTCCTGTGCAACTAACCAAGAAAATATAACTAAACACATTGCTAGATCATCATTACAACCCTCTTCTGCCATAAATGAGTTGTTTTTTTGAATAAAAGTAGTTAATTCTGATATGATTTCATAATCAGATACCAATAGTTTATCATCTTCAATTAAAGTTTTTAGATTTGAACAACCTAGTTTTTTAACTGCCTGAGACATTCTTACACCAAGTTGAGATTTTTTACCAGAAAAACCTGCTCCAACTATTTGTCCGTTTCTTCCTCTCATAGAACACATAAGAAGATTATCATACTCTAAATCAAAATGAAGAATACTTGCTACCTGATCTCCTATATCATTTACTTCTACTAATATGAATGCACCATTATACGCTTTACCAATATCAGCAATGATATTTGGATATAACATAGGTTTAATTTCATTATTTCTATACTTACCAACTATTCTATAGGGGAATTTAGTTATATCATAAATGATAAACGCAGAATAATCATTACCGATTCCACGAGCAACGTCTACAGTTATGAGATAATTAGACTCTTTTTTGGGATGTTCATATATGTCTAAACCATTATGTCTCTTTATAGGATCATAATAAACAAGACTTTTTAACTTATCAGGTCTTATAAGAGTACCTACTGATCCTAGAAATTCGCATTCAAATTCAATTTTAAATTGTTGTTCTGAAGTATTTGCTATTGTTTGCTCCTTCCATGCATCATCTCTACCTGGAACTTCAGACCAATGAACTTCTGTTGGTACATATTCATTCTTACCTCTTTCTGAATCATGCCACATACGGTAGAAGTGATTCATACCTCTTGGTGTAGAGACTATGATGACCTTTGTGCTTTGTCCAGAAGATATAGTAGGATAAACAGAGGCAAAGAAGTCGTCAGCAATGTGATTCGGGATAAAAGCGAACTCGTCGAGAAAGATGACATTATAGGAGCCGCCTCGGACAGCAGATGAAGAAGTAGAGTTAGCTGAAATTTTGGATCCATTTTCGAGTTCAAGAGAACCTTTGTTCCATGCGATTATACCCTGTTGCATCCATTTTGGCAAGTTTTCGTATGCCAACTGTAATCTGCCTAGTAAATCACGGGCAGTTGATGCTTTGTTTGCAAGTATTGCAATATTTACGTTGTCATTAAAAACAGCATAATGTAATAAGTAAGATACGCAGGTGGTAGACTTACCAGTCTGACGAGGCATCTTGCATATATTGAATCTACTCTCATGAAAATTTCTGATTAACTTTTCTTGAAAATCATATAGACTAAAAGGAACAAGTCCACTGTCAAGAGAAACTATCTTTATATATTTTCTTGCAAAATAAACTGGATCATCCTTACACTTCATGAACTCAAGTATATTTTCTTGAGTAAAGTTAATCGGTGTATTTGCTTTTTTTAGATTCGGATTTCCAAGGTATACATTATCATTCATAATTTAATCAGCAATTCCAGCGTCTTCGTGCTTGTCTTAATCTACTATTCGGATCTTTTGCTGCTTTTGGAAACTTTTTCATTTGACCTGCACTTCGTGCACAGTAACTTTTTCTTCGATTAGATGCCTTAGAACCTTTCTTTAATTTGGAGGGTTCTGTAGTTACAGCAGTCTTTAATTTTGATCCGGGATTTTTACGACGATATGCTTCGACACCTTTTTGAGTCATTCCAGCACCGCTTTTGGTAGGTCTTTTGTGTCCTGAACTAACACTCATACCCTTCATATCGTCTTCAGATAACTTTTTTACGTCGTCCTTACCCTCATAACCTATTTCATCTCTCCAGTTTACCATAGATTCACCGACTTTTTTCTTCACACAGTTTGGATATCTTTTACCAAACATTGTTTTCATACCTTTCTTTTCATAACCTTTCCAACATTTTTCATCTAGGTTCTCTTCTTTCATACTCTTCTTCTTTTTCTTAGCAACCATTAGATCCATTAATCTTTGCTTCTTAGAGATTGCAATTGCTGCCTGTTGTGCAGGATTCATTGCTTCGCTTGTAACACCTGCCTTTGATCTTTCTTTTTCAGCGATGCCTTTGATGATCATCTTTAACTTTGCTCTTTTACCATATGGATTTGGTTTCTTCTCTTGTTTTCCAAATGCTGCCATTTGTCCTGATGGTTTGCCTGATCCTTTAGTAATACCATATGCCATACCTTCAGAGGTTGTTGTGGTATGCTGTTCATCAGGAGTATTTGATGCAAGATTCTTTGCTTTTTGTTTCTTAGAAATT